AACTTCGGGTTCTGGTGATAAAGGAACTCCAGTTGTATATATTTCTGGTTATTTTGATAATTATAGTGTAGACAACTAAAAAAAATTATGGTAATATGTTAATGGCTTAGCCCGTTGGTGAAGTGGTTTAACACACTGCGTTCTCAGCGCAGCATTCAGGGGTTCGAACCCCCTACGGGTTACCATTTGATAGTTTAGCCCCGTATTTATGGGGCTTTTATTTTTCTAAACACACTTCTAAACACACTTTTTTTATAATTTATTTAAAATATCAGTCATTTTGTCCAATTCACTTTTAAACATATGAGTATATGTATTTAAAGTTATTGAAACATTTGAATGACCTAAATATTTTGATACCAAAGGAATTGAAGCACCTTGATTTATTAATAAAGATGCACAACTATGTCTGAAATCATGTATCCTAATTCTTTTCTTTGAGTCAGTTTTATTACAATAGTAATTCTTTCTTTTTTGAATAGTTGTTTCTGGAAACGGTAAAGTATTTCCAAAAACAAACCAATTATTATTAAAATCTTTATATTTTTTAGCATTATTATACATTATTTTCAGGTCATTTGAAAGCTTTTGAGTTAATGGTAATATCCTAACACTATTTTTAGTTTTAGGGCTTGATATAGTGTATTTTTCACCTTTAATTTTAGTTGTTAATGTTTTATTTATTCTTAAAGTATTTTTTTTAAAATCAATGTCATACCAAGTTAGTGCTTGGCATTCACCCTGTCTTAATCCCAAATAGTAGAGAACTTCAAAAAAACAGTGAAAATCAAAATTATCAATCACTTTGTCAAAAGCAATATATTCATCATAAGTGAAAAACTCCATTTCTTTTTTTATTTCATTTATTTTAACAAAATTTTCTACATGTTTTAAAATTGAATCATTTGTATTGTACACTTTATTAGAATAAATGATAATGTTCCTAAATAATCCCAAAATTTTGTTTTTATAGTCTGTTGATAAATTTGAATTTATATTTTTTAAAAATAAATCTTTATATTGTTTCAAATTTATTTCATTGATTTTTTTATTTTTTATTTTATCAAAATACCTATATAATTTTTCGTCTTTTATTATAGTTTGTTTTTTTACTTTTTTACTTTTATTTTCTATATATTCTACGTATGCTTGATCAATGGTTATATTAGATACATATGCTTCTTTACTATCAACTTTAATCCTGTATTTTGCTTCTTCACTTTCCGCATCTTTTTTATTTTTAAACTTTGGAGAAGAGTAATCGTGTATTTCTCCAAAAATATCTTTATACTTTATTCTAAAAAAATACTGTCTTCCATCTTTAGTTGGATTTTTTGTTTTATATACTGGCATAATCATCATTCCTTTCTTGATTTGGAACTTAATTTATGTTAAAATAATAGCATAGAAAAAAGTCCTATTCGTTATGGTATATTTTTTCTATAGGAGTTAATCAGCTCCACACCCTTACTCTTTGCAGAGAGTAAGGGATTTTTTATTTGCAAGTATAATCTTTTAAGTTTTCTTTTTTAAATTCTTCAATTGTTATATCTTTATTATTGTAAAAACTATTTTCATCGTATATTTCTCCAAAAGTTTCTTTAATAGTATCTACATTTAATTTGCTATAGTCTACACTTAATACAAATTTTATTTTGTTGTTATCTACTTTTGAATAAACAATATTCATTCCATCAACTTTATTAAATTTTTCTGCTAGTGCTGAAGTTATAGAATAAGTAAAGTCTAATATATCAGGATCGGTTTCTGAAATATTAGTTTCAACGACTTTAATAACTTTATCATCTTTGTAAGTAACTTTCATTTCATCATCAGTTTTGTAACCATCTTCATCGGTTGTTACATTAGTACAAGTTAATGTTTTTTCATTAGATAAAATACTTCCATTACTTCCACAAGCAGAAAGCATAATAATTAAAGTAAGTATAGAGAATAATTTAAAACTTTTTTTCAATTTCTAACCTCCTTTCATATTTTGTTTTATAATAAAATAGGGGTGCATAGAATGAAATACGATGATTTTATTATATTACTTAAAAGTTGTAATATAGATATAACCTTGTATTTTCTTCTAATTGAGGATTATTTTTGATCCTCTTTTTTTGCGCCCTCTAAAATATCTGAAATTGTTTAATAATAAATATATTTTATATTATAATTATTTATTATCCTTTTTTATTACAAAATCCTTATTAGCGATGGCGAAATCAATTAATTTTTTTGCATCTTCCTCGGTAATATTATTGTCATCGATACCTTTACTTCTAAGAATTTTTTTAAAATCCTCATCAGTCGGTTTATGGGAGGTATTATTTTTCATATCAGTGCCTAAAAATGTGCCTAGTTCACTAATAGGTATTTTAAAAGCATTTAAAACATCTACGACATTATCAATGGATGGTGTAATAATATTACTTTCCCATCTTCCGATTGTAGTTTGATTAACCCCAACTAATTCTCCCAATTTGCTTTTTGTCATATTATTTTTTTCCCTTAAATATTTCAAATTAGTACTAAAATAATTTTTCATCTAGTTCCTCCCTTCAGTATGATTTTACAATTTTTTTATAAAAAAATCAATAAAACCTGTGAAAAAAAGCATAAAAGTTATTGACATATGCGAAAAAGCATAATATAATTTTAATTGTTAGGAGGTAAAATGAAAGAGAACATAAGAAATTATATTGCTGATGAGTTACGAGCTCTTCGCTCAAGAAAAAATTTAAGTCTTGTTGAATTGTCCGATATTTTAGGCATAAGTAAAGATACAATTAGTAGATATGAAAATGCAACAACACCTATTAATATTGATACATTAGAAAAATTTTTAACTTATTACAATATAGATTTTGATATTTTTTTTAAAAATGTATGTGCGAATAAGCATAATGAAAACAATAATTTGGAGGAATAAAGTAAACAATGAAAGAAGAAGAAATAAAAGTATTCATAGAATTTGTTGGATATGAAGAGTTAATTGAAAAGTTAAACAAAATAAAAGAACTTCTAAATGATATTAAAAATACCAAAATAGAAGTTGATTAAATTATTTAAAACATTTGTCAAAGCTTTTTTGAAGCTTATTAATGTCATTATTAAGACCATTGTTATTAAGTCTTATATTTATTCTACACGATGGGCATATAACTTCTTGACCGAATTGTGAACCTTGTACTGGAAAACTCGTTTTACAATTTGGACAAGTTATATTGAATTGTGAATTAATAATTGACTTATTAATAGCATTCTTTAAAGCATTTGGTTTTGTTTTAAACTTAATTTTAAAACTTGAGTTACTCAGAATATCACCTCCTTTCAAATAAATATTGTAAAGGAGTAAGAATTAAATATCAAGAAGAATTGGAGGAGTAAGCAATGAACTTGTTAGAAAGTATCTTTATATTTTTGACAATTATAATGTGGATAGATTTAGTTATTAGCTCTATTTCAATAAGTTTTAATCAAATGATGATAGAGGAATTAGAAAACAAAAATATATTAATAAAAAAAAGAAATGAAAAAATTAAATCATTTCTTAGTAAAATATTCAAAAATTAATTTTATTAAATCTTTAGAATATGATATTATTTCATCTTTATAAAGAACAAATACGAAAGAAAAGATCCAATAAATTAGATTTAAAAATTTTATCGTTCTTCTTTTAAATCTAATTCCTAAATAATCAATTAATTTTTGAGGTAAAAATATTATTAATTTGATCCAATAAAATGGATTGAAATTTTGTAAAAACTTATATCTATAAAAACCGTGAGATTTTAAAAATAAATTTTCAATATATTTTTGATTAGAAACAGTAAATATATCTGTACTAATTTCTTCGTAAGGTAAATTATTTAAATACTCAATAATTTGATAATAATAGCTCATTAAATTTTTATTATTTGAATTAAAATATTTTACCCACTTGTGATGTAAAAAATATCCATATAACCAAAAAACAAAATTATAAATACATTTAAGTATCATAATACAGCAAAAATATTTTAGATACTTCAAAATAACATCTCCTTTCTAAAATTCTATTTTAAAGGAGATAAATTAAAAAATCAATTTAAAAGCATCTGCAAATGCTTCATAACGAATAGGAGGAAATATGAAAACGAAAGAAGAAATATTAGAGCAGCCTTATATGACAGCAAAGGATTTAAAAATAATAATGCCAAGTGTTGGTATTAATAAGTGCATCGAGTACATAAAAATGTGCCGTGAAGAGATGGAACAAAAAGGTTATTTTATTCCATCAGGAAAAACTTTAATAGCATTAACTAAAATAGTTAAAAAGAAATTTGGATTATAGGAGGAAATATGAAAAAGAAATTAAACAAGACTAATTTATTTGTATTAATAATCTTTGCATTAAGTGCACTAGTAATCATATTTGATTTGCTTGCTATTTCAGTAACAACATTTATGGGTAAGACATCTGGATGGACTTGGTTCGGTTTTATATCATTTATGGCTGCATTTATATTATTAGATTTATCAAGCCGTTATTTAGATAGCATAAAAAAAGAAAAATAGTGCGTCATCAAATCTATTTTTCTGCAAATAATTATATCAAATTTGCAGAGAAAAATCAAATCAGGGGAAGTTTTTGGTACTAGAGAAAGGAAATTTTTATGAATGAACAAGTAATTATTTATAAAGAAAATTATGAATTAATTTCTTCTTTATTAGCTAAAAAAGAAAAATATGAATTTTTTGAAGGACTATTTGATTATATGTTTAAAGGAATAAAACCTATTTTTAAAAATAAATTTCAAAAAATAATGTTTAACTTTATGGTTAATGAAGCTTTAAGAAATTATAAAAAAAATCAAAAAAAGGACTAAAAACTATGATAAAAATTGTATTAGATGATGAAAAAATATCATTAATAAATAAGATAAAACCAATAGCAAAAAGAGATAAATTTATAGGACAAATTATAGACTGGTATTTTACTCAAAAAGAACCTATTTTTGAAGAAGATAGTTTAGAGGAAGCAATATGGATTAATATAAAAAAACCCCTAGAAACCTACAAAAGTAAAATTGTAAATGGTTCAAAGAGAACTAAAAAAAGTGATAGCGAAATAGTAAGCGAAACCATAAGCGAAATGAGTAGCGACAACAACAACGGAAATAGCAAGCGAAACAATGAGCGAATTGATGAGCGAAATAGTGAGCGGGCTAATAGTTATAGTTGTAGTTATAATAATACTACTAATAATTATTTAGATATTAATACTACAAAGCATAATTTAAAAACTAGTAATAATTTGGAATTTAGTAATAGTTTATTGGAGTTTGTGCAGAAAGAATTAGGGAGATTATTATCTAGCAGTGAAATGGAACTTGTACTTACTTGGGAAGATAATGAACTTACTAGACATGCAATTAAGCAAACTGTACTTAATCGTGCAACAAGTTTGAAATACACTCAAAGTATTCTTTCAGCATACAAATCAAAAGGTTTTACAACTCTTACAGAAGTTGAAACCGATGAAAAACGATTTGAGGAAAATAAATTGAAAAAGTCCAATGGCAAAAAATTATCTAACAAAGAAATTGTAGACAATGCTTGGAAAGAACTAGGATTGCCAGATGACTAAAAAGGATCTGAATGAAATTCTAGATTATATCGAACTGAACTACAATGATTTTAACGATAGTATGCGAAACGAATGGGCGAAGAAGATGGTATTCTACGATAAAAAACTTGTTTTAGAAGCTTTGGAGAAAATTATGTCAGATGAATTCTACCAAAGAAAATTACCTACATTGACATACATTTTGCGAGGATTACCAAAATCAGATGAAATTGAAAGTTTTAAAAATCGAAGAGTGTTATGTGATATTTGCAGAAGGCCATTTGAGAATGTTGAAGAGATGGATAAACACTATCAAAGATGTTGTTGTGTTTCTACAATCAAACGAGAAACAAAAAAATACAAGGGGGTAGATTTAACTGATTATGAAGTTGCACAGTTGTACCAAATGAGTGATGAAGAATTTGAAGAAAGGTACAAAAAATTAGCAAGGTTCTTAATCGAAAATAGTGATTTAGACTGGCAAAAAAGAATAATGGAATGTTATTTAAACCCGCCAAGACCAGAAAAGGCAAAAGAGGTTTTAGAAAGAAAAATAAAGTAATTGAGGAAAGGAAAAAAAGAAATGATTAACACATTAACAGTTATGGGTCGTTTAGTTTCAGACCCAAAAATAATTGAAACTAAAAACATGAAAAAGGCAATAATTACTATATCAGTTCCAAGAAATTTCAAAAACTTAAATGGCATATACGAAGCTGATGTTATTGATTGCGTTATCTGGGCTGGAGCTACACAACAAGTTTGTGAATTATGCAAAAAAGGAGACTTGATTGGTGTCAAAGGAAGAATCCAAAGCTCAGTAACAATTGATGATGGAACTACTTATCAAGAAACAAGAAAAAGAGAACTTATTGTTTTTGCAGAGAAAGTTACATTTTTAGCAAGTAGAAAGGAGAATAGCAATGAATGACAATGAACTTAGAGAAATGACAAAATTTTCTTTAAAAACGGAACTAAACAAAATCTTATGTAATTACATGGCAGTTTATGATGAATATTATTCAAAATGTACTAGAGATAGTGCTTTCTTGAAAGATTTAGTAGATAGTTTACAAGGCATATCAGCAGTATTAGAAGTGTATGTATCTAACGAATACATTCATCCAAGTTATGCACTTGAAAAATTGAAATATTCACAAAGAATTATAGATTCAACAATCAAATATTTTGAAAATAAGGAGAAAAAAAATGGAAAGTAAAAGTTTAAATGAAAGTATTATAAATATCAGAGTAAAATTGCAAAATGCAAAATTAAAGAAAAGTGGCAAAAATAAATTCGCTGGATTTGATTATTTTGAATTAGCAGATTTTTTACCAAAATTAAATGAATTGATGTTAGAGGAAAAAGTCAATGATAGATTTTATATTAAAGATGATTATGCGACATTAGAATTACAAAAAGGTGAAGAAATAAATACTTATACAATGCCATTTGTATTATTTGAAACACCAGTTAATGTTAAGCAAAATCAAACAACTGGAGAAATAAGAGAAGTTAAATCAATGCAAGATATTCAATATCTAGGAGCATTAAATACATACTACAAAAGATATTTATATTTAAATGCGTTTGGTATAACTGATGGCGATGTAATTGACAGTATGGACAATAATGAAATGGATAAAAAAGACTCAATTGATTATAGACAAAAGTTAATAGCATATTGTAATGAAAAAAATATTGATATGAATGAAATCGCGAAAACATACAAGTTAAATGCTAAAACAAACAATATTACCTTCAAAAAAGTATATGAAGAAATTATGAAAGGAGGAAACTAATGCAAGCTGTAACGGTAGATAGAGATAAATATATTGGAGGATCGGATATTCCAATTATTATGGGAATAAGTTCATTTAAAACAAGGTTTGATTTATTACTAGAAAAGGCTGGAATAAAAGAAAATGATTTTAATGGAAACAAATACACCGAATATGGGAATGTAATGGAACCTAAAATAAGAGAATATGTTAATAAATCGTTTGATAAAGAGTTTATCGAAGGCAAACACATTAACGGAGATATTAGAGTACACACCGATGGTGAAGATAAAGATTGCATTTTAGAAATAAAAACCACATCTCAAATACACGAAAAATTGGAAGATTACAAAGTGTATTTAGTTCAATTGCTGTTCTATATGCAAGAAACAAAAAAATGTTTTGGATATCTAGCAGTATATGAAAGACCAGAAGACTTTAATGAAGAGTTTGATAGCAATAAGTTACATATATACAGATTAGAAATAAAAGATTACAAAGATTTATTAGAACAAATAAATAATGCGGTAGAACAATTTAGAATTGATTTAGCAAAAGTAAAAGAAAATCCTTTTATAACAGAAGAAGAGTTAGTTCCAGTTGATTTAACAGAATTATCAAACAAAATTGTAGTTTTAGAAAATCAATTAGTAGAAATGAAAAAAATTGAAATGCAATCTAAAGAATTAAAAATGCAATTAAAAGCAGCAATGGAAAATAAAAACATTAAGAAATGGGAAACACCGAATGGGGTAAAAATTACTTTAGTAGCAGACAGTGAAGATAAAATAATTAAAAAATTTAATGAGGCTTTATTTAAAGAAAATAATCTAGATCTATGGGATGAATATAGTGAAGAAGTAGTACAAAAAGGTAAAGCTGGTTATGTAAAAATAACATTACCAAAGGAGAATTAAAAAATATGAATAAAGCAATAATAATTGGAAATTTAACAAGAGATATAAAAATTCAATATACGCAAAGTAATAAAGCCGTAGGTGAATTTACTGTTGCAGTTAATAATGGTAAGACAGCGGATGGGGAAAAAATACCTGCTGATTATATAACTTGTGTCGTTTGGAACGAACAAGCTGAAAATATGAAAAAGTATACTTCAACAGGTAGCAAAGTTGCTGTCGAAGGCAGAATAAAAGTTGATAATTGGGAGGATGAAACTGGTAAACATTATAGAACTTATGTGTTAGCAAGTAGAGTAATGTTTTTAAATTCAAAAAGTAACAAACCATTACCTACTGACCCTAATCCAGAAGTTCCAGCACCAAGTAATAATGCGCCTCAAATTTCTGATCCATATACTGAATTTGCAAACGAAAATGAAATTGATCCAAGTCAATTCCCGTTCTAATTATGATAGGAAAACCCGAAGAACTATCAAGAGTATTATTTAATCTTGATAGAGATAAAGTTTATGAGATTAAAGAATATAAAAAGATGAGAAGTAAAGATGCAAATGCTTACTTCCACAAACTTGCAAATGAACTTGCAAAATATAATCGAGCTAATGGATTTGCAGTATCTGATGAAGATATGAAAATTGATTTAAATCTTGCATATGGGACTATAGCCACAGATAAAAATAATTCAGCAATTTGTGCTATAGTTCCGCAAGGTACTAATATGAGAGAGTTTTACCCTTATGCAAAAAAGTACAAAAGAGCCGATATGAAAGACTTTTATGTCTTTTATAAAAGAACCCACGAACTCAATTCAAAAGAGTTCTGGCAACTAATTAAAGGGGTAGAAAGTGAATGTAAAAAAGTTGGAATAAAAACATTGGATGATGTTGAATTTGAAAGGTTAATGAATAATTATGGAAAATGAAATTAAAACATTAAAAAGTGAGCTTGAATATTATAAAAGTGAGTTATCACTTACAAAAAATGTTATAAATCAAAAAAATAAAGTTATAAGAGAATTAACAAAAAAAATTATAAAGTTGGAGGACAAGTTAGAAAAATGATATTTAAATCTAAATATCAGAGGGTTTTGAAGGATGAATATAAATCATTAAAAAATAAATTAAATTTGGCTGAAAAAGCAAATAAAGGACTTGCTGATGATTTAAAAGTAAGTCAAAATGAAGTAACTAAATTATCTGCATTACTTAATACATTGCGAGATGATAAAGAAAAAGTCATAAAAAAGCATAATGATTTATTAAATAGAAAAGATAAATTAAGAGAGCAAGTTACTGAATTAAAAAAAGAAGTAACTAATTTAAAAGAAGAATTAAAGCTAACAAAAGAAGAAAAATCAGCAGTTGAAAAAGAATATGCTGATTTTAAAAAAGACAAATGGTTAATAAACAAAATACCATCTGGAAGAATTCCAAATAAGCAAAGAATAGGGGTTAAGAGTGGTGCAAAGACTAGTAGAATTATAAAAAAAGTAAAGGAGAATGTATGAAAAAAATTAAAGTGGTTTTATTAATTATATTTTGCAGTTTATTTATGGCAGGATGTGATAGTGCAGAGACAGTTAGATACAATATAAGTCGAGAGGCTAATGAGTTTAAAGTTAAAAGAAGAATCACATTTATAAACTTAAGAACTGGAGAATATTTATTTCAAGTAACTGGGAATTGTAGTATTAAGGGTGGACTAGAAAGTACAAATAGTGAATTAGAACTTGTATGCAGAATTGGTGAAGATAAATATCAAAAACATATGTTATACATAGCAAATGAAACAACTTATGTTGTAGAACAATTAGAATATAGTGATGTTTCTAGATATGATTATCAATTCATATTTAGACCAGAAGCAATAGTCCCAGTTCAAATTAAAACTCAAGTTGGTGAGGAATAAATAATGAAAGTAAATAATTTAAAATGGTATGAAGAAATATGTGAATTATTTGATAAAAAATATGATTCTAAAGGTTCTATTTCAAACGATAAATTAAATGAAATGTGTAAAGATTTAATTACTAAAATTTATAAATTAAGTGACACAGTTCGAGAACTAAAGGATGATTTAGAAAATTATTATAATCCCAAAACACCACAAGAGTTAATTGAGGAACAAATTGGAGATTACAGGAGGTTTTAATGAAAAATAATTTAAGTGATGTAAATAATTATTTATTCGAAGAATTAGAAAGATTAAATGATGATGAGAATTTAGAAAATGAAGAAAATTTTAAAAAAGAAATTCAAAGAGCTAAAGCTGTATCTTCAATATGTTCTACAATAGTTTCAAATGCAAATTTAATATTAAATGTCAAAAAATACGCTGATGAATTAGGAATAAATGAAAAAGAAGTATTGCAACTAAAGGGAAAATAGTATGCATAGATATAGTGAAGAACAAAAGAAATTTATTATTGATAATTATTATGGAAAATATTCCAAGGAATTAGCGGATATATTTAATAAACAATTTAACACAAATATAACTGCTAAAGAAATAAAAAACTATAGAGAAAATCATAAATTAAATAGCGGTTTGACTGGTAGATTTGAAAAAGGACATGTAACTCATAATAAAGGTAAAAAGCAAACTGAATATATGAGTAAGGAAGCAATAGAAAAAACAAAAGCAACAAGATTTAAAAAAGGTAATATCCCGCAGAATCGTAGAGAGATTTGGGAAGAAAGAATATCAAAAGATGGATATGTATATATAAAAGTTATGGATGGCTGTAAAAATGATAACTGGGAATTAAAACATAGATATATTTATAAACAATATTATGGTGAAATTCCTAATGGATATAATGTAATGTTTGCTGATAAGAATAAAAGAAACTTTGATATTGATAATCTAATTTTAGTATCAAAAAGTGAAGATTTAATAATGAACAATAATAAATTATTGTTTAGTAATAAAGAATTAACTAAAACGGGGCATTTAATAGCAAAAGTCATCGATAAAACAAACAAGGTTAAAAATGAAAGATTATGAGCAATTGTATTATGATCTACTTTATAAGTATAAAAAAGCATTAAAAAAAATTGAAGAATTGGAACAAGAATTAGAAACCTTATCAAACTATAAAGATGTGAAAACTAAAAAATTATTATTGGAATCTTTAATTAAATTTAAAAGCAGTAAAAGGTAAATAAAGTTATTTATGGAGGTGGAAATGAGAAATTTAGTTATATTAAGGGGTAGCCCTGCGAGTGGAAAATCCACTTGGGTTAAAAAAATGGGATTAGAAAATTATACTTTATGCGCTGATACAATTCGTTTATTAGTTGAAAGTCCTATAATTGTGCCAGATAAAAAACATAGAGTAATCAGTCAAAAAAATGATAGCTATGTATGGCAATTGTTATTTGAATTGTTAGAAAAAAGAATGAGTAGAGGAGAATTTGTTGTAATAGATGCTACACATAGCAAATCAAGTGATTTTAGCAGGTATAACAAATTATGTGGAAGATATAGATATAGAAAATATTATGTTGATTTTAGCGATGTACCAATAGAAGAATGCAAGAGAAGAAATTCTTTAAGAGAAGATTATAAACAAGTACCTGAAATAGTTATAGATAAAATGTATTCTAGATTAAAAACTCAACAAAAAACAAGTGGTTGGTTAGAAATTAATAAAGATAATTTTTGGAACGAAATAGGAGTAAAATTGTTTGATATGAACAATTATGAAAGAATAAATGTTTTTGGAGATATTCACGGTTGCTTTAATCCGCTAAAAGAATATTTTACTAAATATCCTTATAATAAAAATGAAATGTATATATTTTGTGGTGATTATTTAGATAGAGGTTTGCAAAACAAAGAAACTTTACTATTTTTAATGGACTTGTCTTCTAAAAAAAATGTGTTGTTTTTAGAGGGAAATCACGAAAAGTGGTTAAATTATTATTCGTTAGATGAATTGGAAAATATAAAATCAAAAACCTTTATAAATAAAACAATGCTTGAAATAATTAATATAGATAAAAAAGATATAAGAGCATTTTATAGAAAAATAGGTCAATTAGCTTATTTTGAATATGGCAGTGTAAGATACTTAATTACTCATGGTGGCATAAGTTATGTACCTGAAGAATTACAGTTAATAGCAACTGAACAACTTATTAATGGAGTTGGAGATTATAATATTCAAATAGATGAAGTGTTTAATGAAAATGAGAAAAATAATAATATTATTCAAATCCACGGACATAGGAACACTTTTGAAATAGATGGTACTGAACATTCTTATAATTTAGAGGGCAAAATTGAATTTGGAGGAGAACTAAAAGTTTTACAACTTTCAAAAAATAATAAACCAGCAATGGTAAAAATTAAAAATGACTATTTTGGAAAACCTGGAGAAGTTAATGAATTTAAAGAGTGCAGAGCCAAAATAAATATTCCTATGGTAGAACAGTTAAGACTTTCTAAAGATATAAAGGAAGCGGATTTAGGAGATGGCATTAGTTCATTTAACTTTACTAGAAATGCTTTTTATAAGAAAAATTGGAATGAGTATACTTGCAAAGCTAGGGGATTATTTATTGATACAGTTAAAGATAAAGTAGTTGCTAGGGGATATGAAAAGTTCTTTAATATCAATGAAAGAAAAGAGACCGAGTTGGAGCATTTATTGGTTAAGTTTAAAGATAAGATTACTTGTTATAAAAAAGAAAATGGTTTTTTGGGTATTTTATCTTTAGTAAATGGAAAATTATTCTTAGCTAGTAAATCTACTAATAAAGGTGAATTCGCCGACTATTTCCAAAAAATATTTGATGATAGTGGTATTGATAAAGTAAAGCTGATTACTTATTTAAAAAATCACGATGTATCTTTAGCTTTTGAAGTAATTGATGTTGAAAATGATCCTCATATTATTAAATATGATAAATCTAAAATTGTATTATTAGATATTATTTATAATAAATATGAGTTTGAAAAAGAGTCGTATGAAAAAGTAGTAGCATTAGCCAAAGTTCTTGGATGTGAATGTAAAACAATTTATAAAGAGTTTGATAATGTAAGAGATTTCCATAAATGGTATTTAGAAAATACTGATGAGGAAGATTTGTCTAAAGATGATATTGAGGGTGTTGTCATTGAATCATCTGGAATTATGACTAAATTAAAGTTTCCTTATTATAACTTTTGGAAATTTATGAGAAGAGTAAAAGAACAAGTAGCTCATAAAGAAACTCCTAAATTATCTAGTCTATTTAATGCAACAGCTAATTATTTCTATGCTTGGTTAAAAAAACAAAATGAGGAAACTTTAGCTAATGACATTATTACTTTAAGAGATAAATTTTTGGAAGATAAATATATTTAAGAGATGGTTTAGTAGAGGAGGTAGAAGATAATGAAAATTAAAGTTATAGATATGTTAGTAAAAATTGCAAATGGGGAAGAAGAAAAAAATGTAAAAACAAAATATGATAGTGCTACTTGGATAAAAGATGATTTTTTGTTCAATATTTATAAAGAGTTTGAAAAAAGAAGGAATTTTGAAATTGTTGAATTTTTAAACGACTATGTAGAAATAATCGAAGAACCAAAGAAGATAGAATATGAGCAAATCGAAGAATTAACTTGTAATGAATATGATTATGAAAAGAAAACTATTAATTCACTAATAAAAAATCAAAGGAAATTAATAGATGAAATTAACAATTTAAAGGAGAAAAAAGATGAATAAAGAAGAAGTATTAAAAGAATTATTTCAATTACCAAAAGATGATATATTAGATATTTTAGAAATTATTAATGGCTATAAAAAAAGAGTTAACAAAAGCAAAAAAGACTCTTTGCTTATGAGGTGTTTATTTATGAAAGGTTATCATAAATTCAAAGAATTTTATAAAGAAAACAAAATAACAAAAGATAATACGCTAGTATCTGCCTTAGATTATGAAACAACAAACATCAGGTCATATTTGAAATTAAAAAATATTTTAAATATAGATGATAAAATATTTAAAAAAATCATTGAAGAAATAGAAGGAAGTGATAATAATGGGTAAACAAATACCTTTTAAAATGAGAAATGTTTATGATTTGGATGACTATTATGTACTAGAACAAAATGGTTGGAAATTACCATCAAATAATACCTTGAAAGGTTATAAAAAACAACAATTAATCGAAATTGTTAGAATGTTAGAGCATAATTGGGCTGGAGAAATAAAAGCAAATATGCTACAAAATAAAAGACTAGAAAATTTTTATAATTACTATAAAGAAAAAGGACAAGAAGAATTATTTTCAAAAATAATAGATAAGGAAAATAATGAAGAAAAGAATGCTTGATATAGTAGAAATAAAAGTAGCAAAATACTTAAAATTTTTTATAGAAGATAAATATATTTACTGTGAAAACATTGTAACAGGAGAAAGGGTTATAGTAGGTGAGATAAATGAAATATATATTAAAAGAGGTATCAGAATGAAAAAGCAGAATTTAATAGATTTAGGTTTTTACCAAGATGAACCTCTTGATTTTAAATTTGATACTAGCATAAATAAACCAGTTTTATGCAAAAGATGTGATAATTATTATTATGCTTATCCAACTAAAACAGGCTGGGTATATTATCGTTCTCGTTATTTAGGAGAAAGAGATAAAGAAATAATAGATATAACTTTTTACGAATGGGCTTATAAAGTTTTAGAAGAGGTATCAAAATGAAAGATAAATTCATGAAAAATGGTGTATTTTCATTGGAATATGATAAAGAAACATTAAAAGATCTGGTTTTAAAATTGCAAGAAAAAAATGTACAACTAGAAGAACAAGCCGCATATCTTCGTAGAAGTTGTGAAAGAAAAGAAGAAAAAATATATGAACAATATGATGAAATAGTTGGTTTAGATACTAAAATAGATAAAGCTTTAAAGAAAATAAATGATTATAAAATTTATTGCAAAGAAAATAAAGGGTTTACTGAATATACAGATATTGAAATAGAAGCAATAGCACCAGTATTAACAAATATAGAAAATATTTTAAAGGAGAAAATATAATGGAACCATTAACATTAGAGGAAACAAGGTTAAAAGAAGAAATGAAAGCAAGATGTCTTTCAAAAGGTCAATATAAGGATGAAAATGCAAAAGCAAAATTTAAGATGCTATGCCATTTAGAAGATTTTGTAATTCAATATTGGGAATTAAAGAAAGAGAATGACACATTAAAAAAAAGAATTAAAGATGCAATGGAATATAATCAAGAAGATATAAATCAAATAAAAGAATTTTATAAACCAACTCACGAGATAATATATTCTGGTGATGCAATAATCGATATTGCTAAAGTAACTATTGCAATACTCAAGGGAAAAAAGAATGAGTGATGTAGTAAAAGTTGCTAAGTCAATTATTATTTCAATTTTAGCAAATAACGATAATCCAACAGCAGATGGAATGTATGAAATATTTCAAATTCAAAGTGGTAATAAAAAAATACTTATAGAGCATATAAAAGCAATTAGAAATATTATGGATAAAGCATTAAAGGAATTGGAAGGAAGTGATAGTAATGATTAAATTTTATTTAAGTACAGTATTAATATATTTCATTATTTATATTGCAAGTGGAATACTAACAAGAAAACAATTTATAAAAGCTAGAGATAAACTAAGAAAGGCAACAAATGACAATTCTAAAATTTATGGATATGCAAGAACAACTATAGATTATCTATTATTATCCTTTGTACCTGTAATTAGATTATTTGGATTAATAGCAAAATACTATTTTATAGCCAATACAGATGAATTTATAAAAAGAATAAAAGAAAAAGATGGTAGTAATGTTAAAGATTAATTATAAAGGTTATGTGATATCTCAAGCAAGTAATAATCATGTAATGATATACAAAGATAATCAAATGATGTTTCATAGTCCAGCTAGTGTTAAACTAAATAAAGATGGGCTAAAAAACACATTGGAACATTATTTTAAATTAAAAGATTTAGTAGAGAAAGTAGAGAGTGATGAGTAAATGCTAACATTACCGATTAAAAAGAAATGGTTTGATATGATTAAATCAGGTGAAAAGGAAGAAGAATATCGAGAAATTAAACCTTATTATGCCAGCAGATTTTATAACAACTATATTGCTAGTGGCGTAGGTTTAGAATGGATTTTAAATAATAATCCAATAGTTTATCAAGATATTATTTTAAGAAATGGATATTCAAAAAATAGTCCAAGTATTATTTGTTATGTGCATATAGAAAAAGGCACTGGTAAAGAAGAATGGGGAGCAGAGCCTAACAAACTATATTATGTATTAAAAATATTAAGTGTAGAGGAGATTAAATAATGACCGATAAAGAATTAAATAGCCACGATTTGGCTAGAGAAATAGAAATAGTAAAATTACAAGAAGAGAATAAAAGACTAAACGGTGCTATACAAACATACGATATACTTCTAAAGTCAAATATTAAAGCAAATGAAGAATTAAAATCTTTATTAAGAGGTACAACACATTGCTTTGATGAAGAGGAACATAATAGACTTAAAGAAGAAAATCAGGAATTAAAGAAATAACTTGAAAATTGCTATTGTAATAGAACAGATTGCTCTGGAAGAATAAAAGATAGTAAAGTATATGATAGTTTAGTCCAAAAAGTAGAAACTCAACAAAAAGAGTTTATAAATTATTTAGAAGATGAAATAAAAATACTAGAAAAAGATATACTTGAAACCATTGATGATATGGATAAATATATGAAAGAAGTTAAATCACTTATAATAGAAGAAATTTTACAAAAATACAAAAGTATAATAGGAGATGAAAAATAATGATAAAAGTAACATTTGAAAAAGATTATAGCAAAGATTTTAATATCAAATTTTATGGATTAATAAAAGTTAACATTGTTTATGAGAATGGAAAATTAGTATCAATCAAAGAGAAAAATAAAGCAAAAGAATTACTTGATGAAATAACAAAGTTTAAAGAATTTTATGACATAAAAACTGATGATGTCATAACTATAATTGATATGTATTTTGCTAATTATTTTAATATAGAATACATAGGTAAACCATTGTTTTAGGAGGTAAATAATGAAATATATAGTAGGAATAATGTGTATTATAGTTAGTATATTAATGTATTTGCATTTAGACATATTTAAAGATACACAAACGATACTTGGAACAGTATTTTTTATATTAGGCACCATATATTTAGGATTTAAAAAAGAAGATTAGGAGGTTAAGTGATATTAGAGAAAAAATTAACTATTAAAGAATTATTTGATGAAATGAAAGTATTAAAATGCAGATTAATTAAGATAGCAGAAAAAGAACATAGATTAATGAGTTTAGTTACAGCTATTACTTGGAAAGATATTGTTGTAGGGGGTGGTAAAAAGGGAGATATAATGTTAAATAAATTTGTTAAGAAAGAAGAATTAGAAAGTGAGTTTGACATCGTAAAAGCATCTTATGACTCATATAAAGAGCAAGCAATTAATGAAATCAGAGAAATGATAAGATCCAAACCTATAGAAGAATGTATAGTATATTTTAGAGATTCATTAAAATGGAAATGGAATGACATTTGTAAAATCTTCAATTATTCATTAAGACAGTGTCATAATTTGTATAATAAAGGTAAAAATAAGTGAATTGCATATTATTGCACACTATTGCACATTGATTTGGTATACAATGTTATTGTGGAAGATTACACAAAGAGTGTCTTTCATACCTTTACTGGTCCAAAAACCCCAGTCGGCTTAATAGCCGATGTGGAAGATAATACGCAAGTTACTATTCTTGGGGGATTTAATATTATATTATGTTCTATGTCATCTTATATAGTATTAAATTCAGAAAAATAGAAGCCGATAACAGCTAACAGGTTTAAAAAATGTTCTTTTTTATACCTCCTTTCAAATCGTATTATCTTGCACATTGTCTATAAAGGACAATAAAATCACCGTGCTACTATTATTAGCAGCATAGAGTAGATATATGAACGGATTTTATATCTTAAAGTATTCCAAAGATAAAATCTATTGCAATAGTTATATCTATTCTATGGTACTAATAATGTACTAACATTGACCCTTTGCGGTCCAAACAACCATTTAGGTTGTTTTTTTATAAGTACTGTACTGATGATATTGACGATAGTATAAGATAAATGCACTAGAGTTACTTTAAGTAGGCTCTGGAAATTTTGGTGAAAATCCAAATATATATCATTAGTACAGTATTTATTAAAAAGAAGGGAAAATTATATGATCATAATTGGTTTAGCATTATTAATAACAATAGCAAGTATAGCAATTATACTTAATATACTAAATGATTATAAATAAGCGGGATAGTGTAACGGCAACATATTAGTTTCAGAGGCTAAAGAATAATGGTTCAATTCCATTACCCGCAACCAGTTTATGAAAGGAGGATAATATGGTAGAAGTAGAAGTTATAATACATAATTTTAAAGATTTAGAAAATAAAGATTTAGGTTTATTACAACCAGGTTATAAATATAAAGTATCAGAAAAAAGAGCAAAATATTTGTCTGATAAAAAAATAGTTAAAATAAAGAGGGTGAGTAAATATGAACTTGGATAAGTATATAAGAATGGCATTAACAAATTTATCCAAAAAATATAAAATCACTATAATAGAAATAACATTTGCAAAGGAAGAAAAAATTAGTAAAAATTATACTGTATCATATGAAGAACTAAATTCAGAAAAAATCAATCCGCAAAAAATAGTATTTAAAAATAAAAAATCTTTAGTAAGTTGGTTATTATGTCTAAAGTAAGAACTAAATTAACTGATAAAAAGAAAAAATTAATAATAGCGGATTATATTGAATGTGGTAATTACTCAGAAGTTGCAAGAAAACACAAAGTTTCTGATACAACGGTTAGAAAACTTGTTAAGTCTGATAAAAACAGTTTGGAAAAAATCGAACAAAAAAAAGAAGAGAATACACAAGATGTCTTAGAATACATGGATACATTAAAAGACAGAAAAAAGAAAATTGTTGAAAAACTATTAAAAGCAATTGAAGATAAAGCAGATAATTTAGATAATTTTACAAATATAAAAGATGTTGCAAGTGCTTATGGGATAATAATTGATAAGGAACTCAAACTAAAAGAAATTAAAAATCAGACATCAAATACTGAAAGTGGAGTTGTGATTGTTGATGACTTGCCAAAATAAAACAGTAATAAAAATGAGTGATTTACTTATTCCTAAATACCATAATAGTTTTAATGATATTAAACATACTCATCAAATATATACAAGTGGGCGTGCTGGTACAAAGTCAAGCCGCGGTGCATTAAGAGCAGTTCGAAGAATTATCAACACAAGACCTGGTTCAGTAGTAATATTAAGAAAATTTCATAACAAGTTGAAGAAAACAGTATTTAATGAATGTAAAAGAGCTATTACAAGATTGAAAATTCCAAAAAATAACTTCAAAATAACAGTTAGCCCTATGCAAATAAAATATTTACCTACAGGTAATACAATTTATTTTACTGGTAATGATTCTATTGATGATACAAAGGGCATGATAGATGAAGATAGACCAATAGTATTAGTTGAATTAGATGAATTAACAGAATTTTTTGATAAAGGTGATGGAGAAGATGAAATTCAAAACATTGAAGCAACATTTATTAGAGGTAATGAAGAAGAATTTGTAATGGAATATTATTTTAATCCACCGAAAAATCCAAAAGCACCAATAATGGATTGGCTTAATAAAATGATTTTAAGAGAGGATTGTATTCATATTCATACTGATTATAGGGATGTTCCAGAGAGCTGGCTTGGAAAGAAATTAATTCAAACTGCTGAAATATTAAAAAAACTAGATGAAAAGATGTATAACTGGTTATGGTTAGGATTATGTACTGGTATTGATGAACTGATTTACTACATGTTCAATGAAGAAATACATGTCAAAGAATGTAGTGAAGAAAATTATAAAAATATGAAAGCTATAGATATTGGAATAGACTATGGGCAAATGAATGCAACAACATATGAAGCCTTTGGTATAGACTATGTTGGTAAATGTGTAAGAGGTATTGATGAATATTATTATAGTGGCCGTGATACTGGCAAGCAAAAAAGTCCAAGTGATTATGCATTAGATTTTAAAAAATTCAAAGATAGTTTAGAAAATGAAACTCAGTTGAAAGTTCGATTTGTATTTATAGATCCATCGGCCAAAGGTTTGGCGGAAGAAATTAAAAAAATATGTACTGATATTATAGTAAAAGATGCAAATAATGATGTAGCACTAGGAATATCAAGAGTACAAAAAATGTATTCATATCAAAGATTGTTTATATCTCCTAAGCAAAAACATTTAATAGAAGAAGAATATAAATATGAATATGATAAAGATTTATTAGATAAAGGTAAAGAAGTACCTATAAAGCAAAATGACCATTGTGAAGATGCAAAAAGATATTTAATAATGGGAATTTGGAAATTTATAAAAGTAATGTTACCAACAGTTGGAGGTGATGAAAAGGATGATAAGTAATTTATTAAGTAAAATAAGAGGATGGTGGAATAAGATGTTTGATTATAACAAAATAATAAAAGAATTTAATTTAGATATGCAAACTTCAAAAGATATGTTGGATGCATTTCAACAGTGGGCTGACATATTTAATTGTCATGAACCCTGGGTTGATGATAATACTATGTCATTGCATGTGGCTAAAACGATAAGTGAAAAAGTGGCTAAAGCAGTTACAATTGAATATAAAAGTGTTTGCAGTGAACCATACATAGATAAAATTTATTCTTAAATAGAAAAAGGGTTAATACAGAATATATGATTGGAAAATCCAGTATCTTCTTTAAACCATATTATTCGGATAATACAATTAAAATAAGTGTAATTCAAGCAGATAAGTTTATTCCGGTTAAATTCGATGATGATGGTAATTTGTTAGGTGCAATAGTATTAGATCAAATTACTGATGGTAGTGATGTTTATACTAGAATTGAATACCAAGAAATAAAGAATAATGTTGTTACAATTAGAAATATTGCTTATAAAGGCAGAAAAGATGGTGTAATATTAGAAAGAAAAATAAATTTAACTGATGTTGATAAATGGAAAGAAATTGAACCTGTAACTTCAATAGAAGGTGTTGATAGATTAATAGGTGGATTTGCCTCTATGAAAAATGCAAATACAATTGATAATTCATATCCTGGTGGTGTTCCTATTTGGTATCCAGCAATTGATACAATAAAGCAAATAGATAAACAATTTTCAAGAACACTTTGGGAATTTGAAGGAACAGAACTTGCTATTGATGCTGATGTCGGTATATTAGCAGGAGTTGAAACTGGAAAATATAAACTTCCTGAAAGAAAAAAAAGATTATTTAGAAAGTTAAATTTAGATGATACAAAGGATAAAACATATAATATTTTCAGTCCTGAAATTAGAGATACATCATTATTTAATGGTTTAAATGAATACTTAAGACAAGCAGAAAGTGAATGTGGTCTTGCTTTTGGTGTTTTATCAAAGATGGATGATATTGCTAAAACTGCTACTGAAATTAAGTCTGCAAAACAAGATTATTATGTTACGGTTGGAGATATTCAAGATTCTTTACAACACGCCTTTGATGATTTAATATATGGAATTTATATTTTATGTAAGCTATATGGTATTCCTGTTAAGAATGATTATGTTGTCGAACATGACTGGGATGACAGCATTTTAGTTGATAAAGATAGCACTCGTAATCAAGCCTTAATTGAAAGAAATAATGATATTACTAGTGATGTTCAATATATAATTGATACTAAAGGCTTAAAAGAAAAAGAGGCCATTGAGTATGTTAAGAAGCAAAAAGAATATCGTAAATTAACTGAAAAAGAAGAGAAAAAGGATCCTGAAGAAGAATAATGAAAAAATATGAATTTGATAATTTACTTAAACCTTTAATAGATATTTATGATGAAATAGAAATGGAAATTATTAAAGATATTTTAGATAGATTATTAACATATGATAAAAATCAAGGTTCTTTAAAATGGTATTTAGAAAAATCGAAAGAATTAAAAGTTCTTCAGCAA